TACAACCAACAAAAAATCAATACGGGCATTGATGAGATTGATCAAATCGCACAAACCACAGGTCCGAGAGCCCAGGCATTTACTTCAAACGCGCTTGCTGGCGAGAGTACAACTCAAGATAATTTTGCGATTGAAGAGAAGGCCGATTCCATTCTTGACTTCAGCGAAAATAATCCATTTGGGAGTTTCTAAACCATGTTATCTGAAGTATTTTCTCATGGACTGATTCGAGATTTTGTTGTTGCCTTTGGCACACTATTCAATAACATCAAAATTAATCGGCGAGCATCGAGTGGTGAAGATTCCGACACCATTGCGATTCCGCTTTCTTATGCTCCCCAACAGAGATATATTGAACGAATCACTCAAGACCTGAATTTAGACCGCCCGGTTGCCATTTCACTTCCTCGCATGTCATTTGAAATGGTTTCGATGAACTATGCTCCTGACCGCAAGTTAAATACCATACAAAGATATTATGGAAGAAAAACAGACACATCAAATACTCAAGTGTCAACCACATATTCTCCGGTCCCCTATGATTTTAATTTTCAGTTAAGTGTTTATATTTCAAATATAGAAGATGGAACACACATCATCGAACAGATCCTTCCATATTTTACTCCTGAGTTTACTGTCAGTCTGAAAAGTGTAACAGAGCTTGGCGTGAACATGGACATTCCGTTGGTCCTTAATTCTGTTAACATGGAAGATAGTTATGAGGGGGGATATGACGAGCGGCGGATTATAATTTGGACTTTGGATTTTACGATGAAGGGTCATCTCTTTGGTCCCGTGACAAACTATGGCGGAATTGTCAACAAGATCAAAATTAATATGCACCCAACAACAAACACTGCTGTTGCAAACAACTATGAGCAAATTTATATCACACCAGCACAGTTTGCGAATGGACTGGCAACAAACACTGCTGCGGTGAGTATTGATCCGACGTTAATTGCTGCCAACAGTGACTATGGTATTTCTAAACAAATATTCGATATCAATGCAAACACATACACGTATAAGCAGTGGAGCTTTAATCATTCTGTGATTGAAACAGAATCCACTTCGGGAAATGTTGCGTACAATGGATGGGAAACCTACCCAGCAAACCCTGACAAGGGAGAGGTTTCTCTTTCGCACCCCGGAGATTTTTTGAAACACACCTTTATCAAAACTGTTTCCGACTCCAGTTCATATGATGAAAATTTATATCTTCAAAATTTTTCAAACATGAGCACCGGGTTTGAACAATTTTACGGAAAGAATTATCAGAACGTTTCTATGAGATTTAGAGTCAAAGATTCTGATGGTACGGGTGGTAGTACGTTTAATTGGAGAGGAATATTGAAATGGACAACGACGGATAGCAATGAGCAAGAATTTTCTAGCAGTGGGTCGGAGAGACACAAAGATGCTTCTTCTAATCCATACGCGGGCGTTAACAATTTAGACACCCTGTCTCAAGAGTTTAAAACCGTTTCTTGGGATCTTAAAGGAGAATCTGATTGGAATAATAGAATAATTACTGCATTGCGCATTGAATTATTTAATGTAAGTGACAACGATAGTTCACTGAGAGTTGATACTGATATTGACGAAATTAAAATATACGCAAACACGTCGGAGTAGACCATTATGAGTGAAAACGAAAAACAGTTAGAGCTGTTGCCGCCCGCGGAAGTTTCTGTGGCGGCAGCAGAAGAACGTCATGAACATCAAGACCAAGATTATGAATATGTTCGTAACAACCTTCAAGATATCATTGAAACGGGTAGCACGGCATTACAGGGAATTGTCGAACTGGCAGAAAATTCCGATCATCCACGAGCATATGAGGTGGTTGGGCAAATCATGCGCCAACTTGCAGAGACGAACAAGGATCTTATTGAACTCCAAAAGGACATGAAGAAGATCAAGGACGAGGAAACTGCCAAAAAGGTGACCCAGAATGCAATCTTCATGGGTTCCACTGCCGAGCTTCAGAAGTTCCTTCGTGGTCAGGGCCATGTTAGTCAGAAGCTCAAGGATGTAAAGAAGAACAGTGAGTGAAGAACAGCCCACATCATATCTTGGCAATCCACAATTAAAACCTGCGGGAACCAAGCACAACTATACAGAAGAAGAACTCGAAGAATATCTCAAGTGTTCTAATGATCCTGAATATTTTATTGAGAATTATATTAAGGTTGTGCATGTTGATCTTGGTGTGGTTCCGTTCAAGCTCTATGATTTCCAGAAGCGTATGGTTGACACGATTCATAAGAATCGCTTCTCTATCTTCTGCACGCCTCGACAGGTTGGCAAGTCCACCACTGTTATTTCATACTTCTTGTGGTATATCCTATTCAACGAAGATGTCAACATTGCAGTTCTTGCAAACAAAGGCTCTCTTGCACGGGACATTTTGGGTCGCCTGCAATTGGCATATGAAAATCTTCCCAAGTTTTTGCAACAAGGCGTGTTGATTTGGAACAAGGGTAACATTGAACTGGAGAATGGCTCAAAGATCATTGCATCCTCTACATCCAGTTCAGCCATTCGTGGTGGTTCGTATAACATGATCCTGTTGGACGAGTTTGCATTCGTTCCGCCCAACATTGCCGATGAATTCATGGCATCTGTATATCCTACAATTTCCTCTGGTACATCTACCAAGATTGTGGTTGTGTCTACCCCCAACGGATTGAATCATTTTTACAAAATGTGGGAGGATGCAAACGAGGGTCGGAACAATTATGTTCCGGTCAACGTACATTGGCGAGATGTTCCCGGCAGAGATGATGAGTGGCGAGATGAAACCATTCGTAACATCGGCAAAGAACGGTGGGCACAAGAGTTCGAGGGAGAGTTTGTTGGAGGAACCAACACTCTCATCAATGCCAGTATATTAAAAAACTTGGTGTTCAAATCACCAACCGAACAACGTGGTGGCATTGACATTTATGAACACCCGAAAGAGGATCGCATCTATGCAATGGGGGTGGATGTGTCACGCGGGGAGAATCTGGATTATTCAGCCTTCTCTGTCTTTGATGCAACAGAGTTTCCATATAGGCATGTTGCCAAATATCGCAGCTCGTCTGTGTCTCCGTTGATGTATCCTAGCATCATTGCGTCGTGTGCCCAGAAATATAATGATGCCTATGTTTTAATTGAAACGAATGGCATTGGTCAACAGGTTGCAGATATCTTACACGGCGAAATGGAATACGAAAATATGGTGCTGATTACTGCAAAGGGTCGTGCCGGTCAAGTGTTCGATGGTGGATTCGGGAAGGGTGCCACCCAGTTGGGAATCACCATGTCAAAGAAGGTCAAGCAAGTTGGATGTTCAACCCTCAAGGATCTAATTGAAGGAGAAAAGCTCATTACCAACGACTTTGAAACCATTTCTGAATTGAGTTCGTTCGTTTCCAAGGCACAGTCCTATGAAGCTGATGTTGGGTGTCATGATGATCTTGTCATGTCGATGCTTTTGTTTGCATGGTTGACTTCACAACCACACTTCAAGGATATAACAGATCTTGACCTCAGAAGACGGATGCTTGAAGAGAAGATGCAGGCAATGGAAGACGAGATCTTACCCTTTGGATTCACGAATACCGTTGAAGACGATAGTTTTACAGACAATGAAGGGCAGGCATGGTTCTATGTAGATAGGCATTGAAAAACCGTTTTTTATAAATATTGGGGAATAAATTTATGATTTCTTGATATTATTATATGCCATAGATCCTCATAAGGAGAACCGAACATGCCATTTCAAGTATCACCCGGCGTAAACGTAACCGAAGTTGATTTGACAACAATTGTTCCTGCTGTTGCAACAAGCGTGGGTGCATTCGTAGGTCATTTTGCTTGGGGTCCAGCAGAAGAAATTGTTCTTGTAACGAACGAAAATGAACTTGCCACGTATTTTGGTAGGCCCAACAACAATACTGCTGTAGACTTCATGACGGCAGCAAACTTTCTTTCATACTCGAACGCTCTACAAGTTGTTCGTGTCGCGAACACTGCCAGCCCCGGCTCAAAGAATGCTGGCGAGACTGGCACAGGCGCGACAGACAATCCATTAATCAAAAACGATAGAGACTTTGAATCGAGCATCCCGACCGCAAATACATTCTATGCAAGACACCCCGGTAACCTCGGGAACGAACTAACAGTTGAAGTTTGTGATCATCCTGGCGATGCTTCTGATAGTTCAGGATTTGCGAATTGGTGGCCCAATACATACTTCTCTGGTCCCCCAGGAACTTCTACGTGGGGAACAAACATGGGAGTCACGGGAGACGAACTTCACGTTGCGGTTATTGATTCAAATACTGGCGCGTTTTCTGGAACAGCAAATTCAGTTCTGGAAATTTTCCCGTTCTTGTCAAAGGCTCAGAATGGTCGAGATGATAATGGAAACGACAACTACTTCTATAACGTAATTAATAGAAAGTCTCAGTATCTCCGGGTTGGTACTGGAACGGGTATTGTTGAAGACACTTATGGAGACATGGGCATTGCCGGTAAGGACTTTGGAAATGTTGCCTCGGGTGTTGTTTCAACAAAACTTCGTGGTGGCGAAGATGGTTCCAACGAAAATGGGTACATGGGTGCTGATGAGTATACGAGAGGATATGATCTATTTGCCGATGCCGATGCAGTAGACGTTGGTCTGATCATATCAGGTCAGGGCGGCAGGCTTTCTTCCGCTGGCGAACAATATACTGTTCAGAAGTACACACACGACAACGTTGCACTAAAGCGGCTTGATTGTGTTACCTTCATCTCGCCAACAAGAGACACTACTGTCGATCAATCTACCGATGCGGTTAAACTTACGGAGACTTTGAAGTTCCGAAATACGCATACCAACATCAATTCTTCATACGCATTTATGGACAGTGGTTGGAAATATCAGTATGATAAGTACAACGATACATATCGTTGGGTTCCTTTGAATGCTGATGTTGCCGGGCTTGTTGCCCGAACCGACAACCAAAGAGATCCATGGTGGAGCCCTGCCGGGTATGGTCGAGGGCAGATCAAGAATGTTGTCAAGTTGGCATACAACCCAGCCAAGGCACATCGCGATTCACTATATCAGGCACAGATCAATCCTGTCGTGACCTTTCCCGGTCAAGGTACATTGCTCTTTGGTGACAAAACGCAACAGACAAGACCGAGTGCATTTGATCGCCTTAATGTGCGACGGCTGTTCATTGTTCTTGAGAAAGCAATCTCAACTGCTGCCAAGTATTCACTCTTCGAGTTCAATGATGAATTTACTCGCTCACAGTTCCGAAACATGGTAGAGCCATTCCTTCGAGACATTAAGGGTCGTCGAGGCATCACGGACTTCAAGGTGGTGTGTGATGAGACGAACAACCCCGGAAGTGTGATTGACAGGAATGAGTTTGTTGGCGACATCTATGTCAAACCTGCACGATCAATCAATTTTATTCAATTAAACTTTGTTGCGGTTGCAACTGGGGTTGATTTCTCAGAAGTCGTAGGTAAATTCTAAGGTTATCGCATAAATAGAATTAGGATATCACAAGGAGATTAAATAATGCCTTTTTCAATTAACAACTTTAGAGCGCAATTGCAAGGACAGGGCGCTCGTCCTAATCTGTTTGAGGTTACGGTTCCCTTTCCGGCAGCGGTCACCTCAGGCACTGCGGCTCAAAAGATGACCTTCATGTGCAAGGGTGCCCAGATTCCTGGTGCAGATATTGGTTTGGTTGAGGTTCCATATTTTGGTAGAAACATCAAGCTGGCAGGAAACAGAACATTTGCAGAGTGGACAACGACAGTGCTTAACGATGAGGACTTTGCTGTTCATGGGGCACTTACCAACTGGATGAATGCAATTAATGGTCATGGTGAAAATAACCGAAGCATTGTCGGAACAGATTATCAGGTAGATGCTTCGGTTGTTCATTATAAAAAAGATGGTGATATTGCAAAAAGCATCACCATAATTAATTGTTGGCCTTCGTCTGTAGCTGCCATCGAACTCGGTTGGGATCAGAACGATGCCATTGAAGAGTTTGCAGTAACTTGGCAGTATGATTACTGGCAGATTGCCGATGGTACAACTCAAACCACATAATGAGCCCTCTTAACCTTCTGATGCGGGGTTATATATACCTATGATATAATAATCCCCACCGGAAAGGTTTTATCTTATGGCAAAACGCAAATTTTTAGGATTCACTATAGGTTCGGATGACGAAGAAGTCCCTGAAGAGAGGCTTCAGCCCTTTGCTGCACCCGAAAACCGAGATGCGGCAGTTGAGCTTCAAGGACCAACCGTAACGGGTGGTGCCTATGGAACCTATCTTGATCTTGAGGGAACTGTCAAGAACGAGATTGAACTAATCACTCGTTATCGTGAAATGGCAATGAACCCAGAGGTCGAGCTTGCCATTGATGATATCGTCAACGAAGCAGTCATTACCGAACAAGGCAAGTCTCCGGTTGCAATTTCGTTGGGTAATGTTGATATCCCATCAGGCATCAAACAAAAGATCATAGATGAGTTTGATGAAGTCCTTCGATTGTTGGCATTTCATGAATATGCATATGACATATTCAAGAAGTGGTATGTGGATGGTCGATTATATTATCACATCATGGTCGATGCCAAGAACCCCAAAGAGGGAATCAAAGAGCTTCGTGCCGTTGATCCTCGTAAGATCAAAAAGGCAAGAGAGGTCAAAGGAAAGAAGCTCAACGGAGACAGGCTGGTTTCCCTTCCTCGCAACATAACAGAATATTATCTGTACTATCCCGGCGGCATATCAAATCGCGTTGGTGGGATGGGCGGACCAAACACACAACAGGCAATCAAGATCACGAATGATGCCATTTGTCATATCCATTCTGGTATTCTCGATTCGGGCAACAAGATGATCCTTGGAAACTTGCACAAGGCAATCAAGCCAATGAATCAACTCAAGATGCTTGAGGATTCTACTGTCATTTATCGCATCTCCCGTGCCCCAGAGCGAAGAATCTTTTATGTAGATGTTGGTAATCTACCAAAGATCAAAGCAGAGCAATATCTTTCCGGTATCATGTCCAAGTTTAAGAACAAAACTGTATATGATACCGAAACCGGGGAGGTCCGAGATGATCGGAGGCACATGTCAATGCTGGAGGATTTCTGGCTCCCGCGAAGAGAAGGCGGTAGAGGTACAGAGATAACCACCCTTCCCGGTGGGACTAATCTTGGTGAAATTGAAGATATCATCTATTTCAAGAAAAAGCTATACAAGGCATTGGGTGTTCCTGTCTCAAGACTTGAGCCCGAAGGATCATTCAGTCTTGGAAGAGCAACAGAGATTAGTCGTGATGAAGTCAAGTTTGGTAAATTCGTCAACCGTCTTCGATATCGATTCACCAACCTCTTTGATGACCTTCTTGGCAAGCAATTACAATTGAAGGGTATAGTTTCCAAGGATGATTGGGATATCATCAAGACGTTGGTCGAATGCAACTTCAGACAGGATTCACACTTCTCTGAACTCAAGCACACCGAGATCATGCGTGACCGTCTTGAGATTGCACAGACGATGGATGAATATGTTGGTAAGTATTATTCAAAGAACTGGTTGAGGAAGAATATTCTGAATCAAACCGAAGAAGAGATTCGACTGATCGATAAGGAAATGGCAAACGAAATTGAGGATGGAGAAGTTGATCCCTTTGAACAAGA